CACAGCATCCGCTTTCCCCCCGATTTAATTACTCCTCGTCGTCCCAAGCGGACACGATGTCAGCCAGCTTACCTTTGGAAGCAGGCACAGCGGTGGGCTTGGCGGTAGCCTTGCGCACCTCGGGCTCAGGAGCAGTGTCCTCCTCTTCCTCGACCACCACAGGGGCTGGCTTGGCCTTGGCCTTTGGCTTGGGGGCTGGGGCATCTTCCTCCTCAACCACAGGTGCTTTGCCTGTCAACTGCAAGGGAGCCGCAGCCGGTGCGCTAGCGCTTGAAGCCGCAACGGCTTTCTTGGCATCGTCTGTCTCGGCCTGCGTCTGCACAGACTCGTACTCGTCATCGGTCAGCCAGCGGGTAGCAGAGAACAGCAGCTTGGGCGCTTCTGAAGTCGTGTCAAACTTCATGCGGGTCACGATCTGCTCGGGGTTAACCGGCGGGTTCTGCGCTGCCAAGTAGCGGGCGTAGGCTTGCAGGGCACGCTTGTCACCTTGCTCCTTACCAAAGATCGACGTAGCGGGCAGCGTCAACTGCATCACCGAGCCATCCATGTCGTTGGCCAGCACCACAGCCATGCGCTGCAAGTAGCGGCAGGCGCGGCTATTGCCTTGACCCGAGCCAGCTTGGTTCTGTGCGCAGGTCATGCAGGTCGCGGCTTGCTTGTTCTTGGACGAAGCATCAGGGGTCTTGCCGTCATTGCTGGTGCAGTCAGGGGCCGACACAGTATCGGCGTTGTACGCTGCGGCGTAGTACTGGCGGCTCACTTCAGGCGCTGCCTTGATGATGACCACATCCAAATGGCGCTCGTCAATTGCAGCAAGTTCTTTGCCGCCGTCGATCAAACGGAACACACCGCCTTTGATGGAGATACGCTTGCCTGTGGAGCCGATAGCACCGCCGCCAGTGAGGGCACGGGCAGTGTCAGACAACGCGTTGTTACGGGCGAAAGCGGGGACTTTCGAGGCGGGAAAAATAGAAACATTACTCATGGTACATACCTCACTTACTTGGTTTAGTTACGCGGATTTCAAAATCCGAAAACGAATTCAGGCCGGGGGGCACTGAACCGGGGTTCTCCTCCAGAAACCTTGCCATATTGGTCTGCGCGATACGCTTCTCCAACAGGTCTACGACATCATGTTCAACAATAAATTTCTTGAACGAGTCCCAGTCCTGTGTGGAGTAGCGCGTCTTGTGGATCATGGCTACAGTTCCGAAGGCAGTTTGCACAGACTTGACGCCAAGCGCCTGCATCTGATCTTTCATAGCGAACTTAAGTTCGTCTTGTTGCGCTTTCAGGGTTTCCAACTTGTTGTCGTACTCCTGAGTTAGCGTGTCGATTTCGGTTTTTATCTTACGATAAATCCGGGCTAGCTTGTCCATAGGGACGGCGATTTCAGTCATTTACTTCTCCTGTTGTTTTGTCTAAGACTTGACAGTCTACACGAATTTTCCGGGCCTGCAACTCCTTTCTTAAGAATTTATTTCGCTTTCAAACATCCGGGTGAGCAGCGAGTTATCCACAACCTTGGAGGCCAAAGCTGTGAACATCTTCTTCTCTACCGGGCTACCTTCTATGTGGATAACTGTGACCTTATCGGAGGTTTGCCCCTTGCGATCGGCACGGGCAATGCACTGTATGTACTGCTCCACGCTCATCAAGGGGCCAAAGAACACCACAGTGTCAGCGGCTGTTAGGGTAATCCCGTGGGCCGATGCCTGTGGTTGCAACACCAAGACCCGTGGGTCTTTCTCATTTTGAAACCGGCGGATGATATCCGCCCGTTTGTTGGGCGTAACGCCGCCGTGGATGCACTCCACCGCTATACCTTTTTTCAATAGGTGTTGGTGGATGGTGTCGATGCTGGAGCGAAACAGCGCAAAGATGATGACCTTCCTGTTTGTCTCGTCCAGTATTTCTTCGAGCACCGACAGGCGCGGGGCGGCATCGAACTGCACCACGTCTTTGTCGTCGGTGTACACCGCACCGCATGAGATTTGCAGCAGCTTACTGAGGTTGGCAGCGGCGTTGACTGCCGTGATCGTCTCCCCTGCGGCAATGGCGGTCATGCGCTCTTTGAGCAAGTTGTAGTACTTGGCCTGCTGCGGGGTCAGGGGTACTAGGCGGGTGGTGGTCAGCACATCAGGCAAGTCCAAGCACTGCGCTTTGGTGAACCGGATGGCTGGTTGGAGCGCAACGTGTACGGTGTCGGCGGCATTGGGCTTAGCGGCCCACTTGAACATGGTTACTTTGTTCATCACCATGTCGCGCCATGCGGTGTAGAACTTGGGCACGTTGTTGGGGTTGACCAGCTTGGCCAGCCCGTACGCATCCGCTGGGGACTGCGAGGCCGGTGTGCTGGTCATCATCCACAGGTAAGTGTCCGGGGTCAGGATGGATGCCAGCGCCTTCCAGCGCCGTGTGGTCTGCGTCTTGTATGCGTTGGCCTCATCCACGATAACCAAATCAAAGCGCCCGTCCTTGCGCACCTCGTCAGCGATCAGGTTCAGCCCATCGTAGTTGGTGATGACAAACTCGTAGTCCTGCTGCACCATCTCGATACGGCGACCAGACTGCGCATGGTGCGCTACAACGGCAGATCGGTGGATGATGCTGTTGCTCAAGTCCCCTAGCCAAGCTGACTGCATGATCGACAGGGGGCATAGGATAAGCACGCGGCGTACCTTGCCGATACTCATGAGGTAATCCGCAGCCCACAGCGCCGATAGTGTCTTACCCGTGCCCGGCTCAGAGAACACAAAGGCTTTGCGGTTGAGCGTTAGGAACTCGGAGGTGACCCGCTGGTGATCCATTGGCTTGTAGCGTCCGGGCCAGCTATAGCGCTTGACGATTGGTGAGGGCGCATCCTTCACACCCAAGTTACGTAGTACCTTGACCTCCTCCAGCCCCCAGTACACCAACACCTCGTACGTGCCGTTGTTTTCACTAACGACTTTGTGCTTGGGAATGATGGCGTATTTGTCTGGGTTGCGGGTCTTTAGGAGTATTGCTTTGTCATCGACGATTTGCATTTGCTTCTCTTGTAGTTATTTGTTGTCGCCTTGGTTGGCGCTTTTACTTCGTAGTCTTAGGTTGCCCGGTGTTGACTTGCCACCTTTGCGCAAGGGCTTGATGTGGTCGATGTCTTTGCCTGCGCGGTCAACGCCTTTGGCATCGTATGCACGCCGCGCTCGTTGTCGTTCATGCTGGTCAGAATCAGGGCCGGACTTGCCGGTCTTCAAGTCTTGCTTGTATTCTTTTTTGTAGTCACGGGTTGCCATGATGTTTCCTTCTTAAAGTTTATTGCGTTTGACTGTATCTTGCAATAAGTCAACAACGCGCCGTGGTTGATTTGGCGTGTTTCTTATTCTCATGACATCGTGTGCCAAGCGCAGCATCATAATAGTCGCGCATTCGGGGTGCATCCAAACTGTAACGTAGCTTTCCAAAAGTTTTTCTTGCATCATTTGCCCGTGACCCGAGTGTTCAATGGCGTAATGCTGTTCGTCAATATCTTTGTAGCAAATATGGCATTTGCAGGGATACATCGTAAAGTCGTTGGGACTATGTAAAGACATATTCAATCCTCTCAGTGTTTAGGGTGATGTACACAAGTGGTGGCCGGACACCACGGACATAACGGCGAAGGCTTGGCGTTCCACACGCCTGTCTCATGGGCTTGCTCGATGCGCGCAGCACGTTCACGATAGTCCCACCAGTGGGACTCGGCTTGGTCAAAGGTCATGCTGTGTTTGGTCATGCTGTTCTTGACGATAAACAACAGCGCTGAGTTGACCTTGCGGATATGCGGGTAGTGTGCGAACACCATGATCGACATGAGTTTTAGTTGGTCGCGGTCAGGGTACTTGTCCGAGCCCGTCTTCCAATCCACAACCCATGCCGTCATGTTGTCATCGTCAATGATGAGCATGTCGGCAATGCCGCGCACCCACACATCCCTTGCTCTCCAATCACAGGGTTTAAGTTCCTTGGTCAGCGCCATCTGCTGCTCCGCTAGCTTGCGTCCGGGCTTCTTGAGTAACTCATCAACCACAGGAACAAACTGCGCATAGGCTTGGGGCACTGGCGTGTTGTCGCGGATGTATAGCTCCAATGCTTTGTGGACTTCGTTGCCGTACCTTGTGGCCTCAGTCTCAGTGAACGGGAAGTTCTTTAAGACCTTGATCTCTTGATACCGCTTGGGGCATCCCTCGTAATCTTTCAGAGCGCTATGACTCCACGACACTACTTTCATTTAGAACCTCGCTGTGTCAATTGCATGGGAAAGCCGTGATGCAAACCCGCGCACAAACGCTTCGTCACGGTTCAAGTTGTCCTTACCCATGTCGTGCAAGATGGCGTGAATAGTCTCATGCCAAAACGAATCGCGGATATCAGCGCCTGCAATCTTACGTCCGGGGGAATGGTGCGTTGCAATCTGTATGTTGCGGTTCTGGTAGTTGATCCGGCCCATACAGTTCTTGTCGATCAAAGCCTCGACTACTTCTACTGAGTACATCCGCTTGCCCACACGCATACGCCGTGGGATTGGGGTTCTTTCTTTTGTTGACATTTACTTCTCCTATCCTTTTGCTAATCCATAACGACGATGCGCGCCACCGTCAGCGTTTAACGGAATCCCCGGCATGTACCGTGGCTCCATAGTCATTTGCGCCAAGACCCAAGTCTTAGCGTACTCAACTTCGGCATCGGGCACAACGGCAATAAGCTCGTCATGCACTGTACCTTTGATGGGATAGCTTTTTGCTACGCGGAGCATCCCATCAGTCATCACAATCCGTGCAGTTGCCTGCACTACGTTGTTCGTTATTTTACCAGCATACAGCTTGGTGGCATCCTGCCCGTACACCCATTGGTTCCTGCCCTTGTCGTCTTTGACTTGGCGCAGGTCGGGGTACAGGAGCTTCATGCCGTTGGGCAACTCGATCTCACCCTTCCTGAACACAATGCATTTATACCTGAACTCCCGCCCCTGCGCAAGCGATGACTCAATCAGGCCGCTGCACATGTCCCAAAATGATACCACCGGATGCGCCGTGCTGCGGTAGATGTCGATTATTTTCTTGGCTGCTACGCAGTGGATCAACAACTCCCTGTCCGTACAGGTGTGGGGAATCTCCAGCATCTTGGTTACGTTGTCATCCCAGTCAAGGAACTTGTCCACGTACACCGAATCCACCCCCAGCTTGCGGGCAAAGTCCTTGTTGTAGCGTACGGGCGGTGCGCCAAGGAACCCTGTCAGAAGCTGCTGCGCAAACGATGCCCAGCCCAACCCATACCCCGCACCCAGCAATGCGCTCTTGGCGCTCTGACGTAGGTCAGGGTGGCTCTCCTTGTCCATGCCGGGGATGTTAAACATCTGCGCCCCGAAGGCAGCGTAGGGGTCAGCGCCTGACCGGAAGATATCCAACATCTCTTCGTAGTCTGAGTACCACGCCAGCACACGCGGCTCGATCTGCGACAAGTCACCCACCACTAATTGACACC